TTGGATTATCTGTCATTTTTCTCTCCCTTTATTATAAATTTATCATATTGTTGTATACCCCAAACAATTGCATAACAACACCATATAAAATGATATGTAAATATTTGACAATCATATTCCCAAAAATCATCAAATCTTATTTTATCTGAATAAAAATTTCTCATCTCATTAACACATTCATATTCATCTTCTGCACTTAATAATGGTGAAATTTCTTGCATAATCTCATTGGGAATTTTTTCATTTTCTTCTAAGTCTAAATATGATCTAGTAGAATTTAAAACATGTTCATTAAATTCCTCAATACTAAATTTTGTTATTCCATTACCAAATCTTGATTCAGAAAAAACCTTTTCAGACCAATAACCAGGATTAATTTCAAGCTTATTATTGCGAAAAAAACAAAACATATCTTTGATACGTGAAAATAGATAAGATCCCATATCGCCAGTATAACAAAGATAGCCAGGCCAAGTTATAAGATCAAAATACATAGTACTAGTTTCTGGTTGTGAATATCTAATGTGTCTGTATATTCCATCATCTTTTTTTACTTCAATCAAATGATCTTTAACATCATTTAAAAATATTTTTTTAGTTGGTTGTTTTATTGTATTCATTTTAATTTATAAATTATGATATTGATTAAAAGTTTTTCATTCAATTATTTAATATTGCTTATAGGTCCGCCTGTCTCTTTTTTTATTGTTTTTTCTGCTATTCCTTTACTAAGTACAATAATATCATCCTCATCAATCCACATTCCATCAGGAAGTTTCATATCTTTATTTACTTTAGGTTGTACATAATAACGAAAACACATATTAATATTCTCACTTCGAGCAGTTAACATACCAACCAATTCAGTAATTCTACATTTTACTTTTAATCCTAATTCATATTTAAACATTTTTTCTCTCTTTCTTATTTTAATTTATTTATTGTTGTAATTCCTTTATGTATAGAAGTTTCAAATATTCTATCCATTTCTTTAATCAAAACATTATTATGAGATGTCATTATTATTTGTAAATTTAATTTTTCTGATAATGTTTTTAATAATCTTCCTATTTTTGGCTGTGCTGAACTATCCAAAGATGCAAAAGGCTCATCTAAAATAAGAACATTTCTTGATCTTGGCCTTTTAATATTCCAAATTGCTACTCTTAAAGCAAAGGCAGCTACTTCTACTGGTCCATATCCTGTTTGTTTTCCTGGTTTATATTCTTTACCATCTCGAATAAATAATGGATCAGCTTCAGTTTTGCCTCTTCTTGAAACAAAATATAATTTGAATATGTATGGATTATCATATATTGAAGCCAAGGCAAGAGAAACTAATTCTGATATATGATATTCTAGTTCTTGTTGAGTTTGTTTTGCTACAGCTTGAACAATCATCTGAGCATCTTCGGTGTTTCTGACTTCTCTCTTTTCTTTATTTATAGCAGATTCAGTTTCTTTTATATTGTTTAAAAGTTGATCTCTCTTTCCTTTTAATCTTTCTAAACTTTGTCTAAATTCTTTTATTTCCATCATTATTCTTTCTTTTAAATCATTTTTATGTAAGTCCTTTTTGTTCTGCTAACCACATTGGAACTTCTATTTCAAAATTTTCTTTATCCAAAACACACACTGATTTAGGAAACCATTCTCTTTCACCATCATCTAATATGAGTAACCAAGCTTTATCAGTTTCACTTTTAATTCTACTATATTCAATAATTGTAAAATCATCAGAATCCTGCATAAATTCATAATCATCCATAAATATTATTCCTTTCTTTTTTAGTAATTTATATGGAGAGGAAGGAGTGAGATACTCTCGATTTACTATAGAAACTGTATAAAAACAGGTCTTTTCCAGCAATCATAGTTTTAAAGCTTGGCGAATACCCATTTATTGCTATAGAAACTGTATAAAACAGGCCGTTCCTTCCCACATAATCTTTAATTAAATTCTGGTAATTTTTCTAGTTTTCCCATCCTTTCTTCAATATTTTTATCCATTTCTTTCAATGAATCTTCCCATCCTTGAATTTTATCTTCAACCATATCTAAAGAATCAATTTTTAATAAAGTTTTTAATTCTCCTTCCATATGAGAAATTTTACCTTCTGATTTTGCTTTTTGCTCCTTCGATTCATCTATTATTTTTTTGATTCTTATTAATTTTTCCTCTAACTTTTCTCCTAACATTTCTTTTCCTTTATAAATTGATCATTTTTTCTTTTGGCTAGATCCATTAACTTATTATAAAAATAATTGTGAACAAAACTCACACCTTTTTCATCAATTACTCTTTGTGCTATTAAATCATAAATATAAATTCTTTTTTCTTTGTAATCTGCTTTAGCATAATAAATAACTCTTTTACTTTTAATTATTTCATTCAATTTAGAAAGAGGACCCCATGGAGATAAAGTGTATCCTTTAAACCATCCATTAGGATCATTATCTTTATTTATAATTTGAAGTTTAAAATTAGTTAATTTAATCATTATTTAATTTCTTTCTAACTATTCTATTAATATCATTTATTACTTGTTCTCTTTTAATATCTTTAGATTTAGCATAAACAAATAAATCATTTATTTGTTCTTTTATATTATTACTCCAAACATTTAAATATATCTGATAGTTAGTTAATTGATCTCTTCTATAATTATTCATTTCTTAGGACGTGAAGGACATCTTGGCCATTCAATAGCTTTCCACCTCAATTTGCCACAGTATTTACAATTATGTTGACCAGCTAAACCATGCATATCTGTATAATTAATCCATGTATGTATGTCAAAAAAACAAAATATTTTTCCTATCATTTATATCATACTCTCTCTTATAATAGCTTCTACTGGCTTTCTAATAATATTATGTTTAAAATGCTTTTCCAGATTTTTTTCAAAGGATAATTCAATATCATAATTATCATTTAATTTATTTATAAAACTATTATATCTTTCCTCTTTTTGTTTTTCCTTTTGTATGTGTTCAATTGATATAACATCGGTTTCAATAGGATAAGGTATTGCTTCTACTGTGTTAGAATTAGCATACCATAAATAAAATAAAGGACAATAATCTTTTTGAGTTGTAGTAGTTCGCATCATAGAACCAGTATTGACTAATAATTGATCACCTCGTTTAAATAGAAAATTCTTATGATTATGACCTGTAATAATCAAATCAAATTGAGGTAACAAATCCAACAATTCATCAGCACTCATAGCTTTATTATCAAACCATGGAGTTCCTTCTTTATCTACGTACTGATGAATAAGAGCAACATTAATACATATATCATCTAAATCTAATTCAAAATTATCATTATTTAAATATTCCTTAATATCAACTCCATAAGGAAATCCAACAATATTAATATCCTTCATTATATGATGTTTGTCAGTTAAAACTTCTAATTTTCCTGCTGCTTCTAAAACTGATAAACTAGATTTTGACATTAAATTTAAATTATGACTTGGCATCTCATGATTACCAGGAACAGTAAAAATATTTTCAGGTAAATTTTTAATAGCCCAAGCTTCCAGATAAGGTGAAGAAGCCCATTTATGAAACAAATCACCTCCATCTAATATGGGAATGTCACCAAATTCTTTTTGAACATCACATAGCTTTTTGATCTTCTTTGCTTGAGCTTCCCAAAAATCATCAGTTCTACAGATTGGAATTGTATCTCTTAAATGTATATCTGCTGTTATAATTGCATTAGGATTCATTTTTATAACTTTCTTTCCATCTTTTTTTGGTGATTCTTTTGTTTTTTTCTATTTGTTCTTTGAGTGTATTTATACTTAGTATTGCTTGTTCAAATCCTAACATATAGCCTTCATAAAATATTTCAAATAATTCATTCAATTCTATTTCATTTAATTTTTTTTCTTTATCCATTTTTAATTCCTTTTTAATTAAATACAATTAAAATTAAATGATTTTAATTGTATTATATCATATATTTTAAATCTGTCAAGTTTTATTTTAACTTTTAATTTTTTCATATCTTATTTCCGCATAATGGACAAACTTCAGGCATTAATCTATTAAATTCAGTCTCATTTTGTTTTAACTGTAGTTTAGTATCTTTTAATCTTTCCCTTTCTATATTCAAAGCCCCATAAGCTATTTTGACTTTATTAAATTGTTTTTCCAACTCATTTCGATCAGTATTTAATAATAAAAGAATATTAACTTCTTTTTCATTTCTAATAATTTTTCTATATGCTCTAATTTCTTTTTTTAGATTATTTAATTTATTATATTGATCAATTATATTTATTAATTGATTTTTCTTATCTTTGGCATTTCGACATTGAATAAGCAAGTCATTTACTTCATTTTCATATTTAATTCTATTATTAAATATTTTTGTTTCTTTAATTAGATTATTTATTTTTTCATTTATATCTGTTGCTTTTTCTATCTTATTTCTTAACTCTTTATGTTGTAAAATCAATGAACCAATATATTCAACTTCCTTTTCATGATTAATTATTTTATTCAGTTCATTTATTATTATTTCTTCTTCTTTCTTTTCATCTAAATAAATCTTGACATTTCGTAATTTTAATTTTTTATCATCATATTGAACAGTTAAAATCTCAAGACTCTCAATTTCTTTTTCTATTACATCTAAATTAGCATATTTTTTTAGCTCTTCATTTTGATTCTTTAAAGACTTTTCATTATATTCCAATTTAGAATTAGCTTCTCTCTTTCGTTTTTCTATATTAGCCAATGTTGTATCTATAATATCAAGATTAACAATTTGATTTAGATATTTGGCTATTTGACCAGATGTATTGGAAAGTAGAAAATCAGGTTCTTTTTGAGATTGAATATTAACTTCGGAAATATTTAAAATTTTTTCAATTTCATCTGGAACATTCTGACCAAATCCTTCTAAGATTTCTTCATTTAATAGATAATTATTAATTGTTTTACTACGTTGTCTAGTTATTAAATTTTCTTCCCCTGTTTCCAAAATACATTCAGTAACAGCCTTGAGATTATAAATAGGCAGATAATTTAAACCAGCAGTATTTTGAACAACTAATTTTAATGCTCTTAGAATACTGGATTTTCCTGTATCATTTTCTCCAATTATTACATTAGTTCCAGAAGAAAATTCTAAATAGGAATCTTTATGTGATTCATGATTTTTGATTGTTAATGATTTGATCATTTTTTATCTCTTTTTTTTCCATTTCTATATCCACAAACAGGACATTTTCTAAAATTTCCAACTAATTGAGCATCACATCCAAAACACCAAAATTTATTTTTTCTTGGTTTTCTTGATTTTTCTCGATTACTTGGTTTATAATCATCTGGTTCAAATCTATACTTCAACATCGTTTTTAACTTCTTTAGGATCAATCCAAAAATTTATTCCTTCATAAAATCCAACATTGCCTAAAACTATAATTAATAATTGTTTTAATTCTTCACATTTACATTTATCTTCTATACTTTCCCACCATTCATCTGATCCTTCTTCTATAGTTATTGTATAGCTATATTTTGTAGACATATATACCTTTCCATTAAATCGACAATTACATCATCCAAAAATTAAGCTACTTAGGTTGGACTTGAATCAACAATCTCCTGCTTAACAGGCAATTACTCCACCAATTGAGTTGCTAAATAAATTATAATTTTTATCTTCCAACCCCAGGACGATCAACTCTCCTCATTATACTATTACATCTAGGACATCTTAAATCTTTACAATGTTGATCCGATGTTTTCTTATAACCACAATTAATACATTCACATTTATACATTATTTTTCTCCTTTTTATTCATTTAATAATCTTGTCCACCCATAGTAAGCCATCAATAATGCATCTGCTCTCCCATCTTTTGTTTCAGGTATATTTAAATGGGGAAATAATTTTCTAACAGTATTTGATGCTCGTTCCTTTGGTGTTCGTCCATCTCTTTTATTTACTACCTTTTGCCATTCTTTAGGGGGAACTAATTGATAAGACAATTCCATTCCAATTAAAACTCCCTCCAAAACTCCTGCATTCTGACCAAATGTAAAAGCAGCTTTTTTTCCTTGAACAGCCAAAGGACCTACTTTCTCCAATACAACAGCTTTAATATTAAACTGCTCATCCCATTTTTTAATGATTTGATAAAACAAAGAAAAACTATTAGGAAAATCATAAATTTCAATATTATCAAGTCCATTAATTAAAGCCAATGCACCTTTTTTACCAGGATCAATACCTATAACTGCTTTTACATTAGTCATTATTTTTCTTCCTTTATTTGTCTAATCCAAATAATAAATTACTTCCTTTTTATATAAACATCATTTGTAGAATCATTATAAGATTTATTATACATCCATTGATTAAAAGGGTTATTGTGTATTGAAGCTCCTATTCTACTCATATTTTGTTTATTTTTGGCATTTAAAAGACTATATAAAAATAAAAGTAAAATAATTGATAACCAAAATATTAAAAATTTCTTAGCCATTTTCTGCTTTATCTGCACATTTTTCATAAATATTACAATCCATACAATCCTCGTAACTATCTACATCTATACCAAATTTATATCCACAAGGACAACTGAGTTCTGAAGGATTACTAAGTTCTGAAGGATTACTCTTACCACCTTTTTCATTAGTTCTTATTAAATCTCGTATTTCATCCTCAGTCATTTTTAAACTAACTTTAATATCTATATTGTTCTTTTTAATATATTGTCTTAATTGCCTTTTATTCATTTCATCTAAATTTGATGAAACAAATTCATCATTTTGATCATCAGCTTTCCATGAAGGTTTTTCTTCTTTTTTGGGTGATTCTTCTTTCTCTTCATCAACTTCTTTTTTATCACTTTCATTTTCATCATATTTCAATTCTACACCATGGAATATTTTGTTTACTTCATCATAACTAGGAATTATCAATAATTTATCAAAAGCATAAGATTCTTTTAGTACTTCTTCGTCAATAGGATCTCTATCTACAAAATCAAAAGATTTGTAGGTTATGTAAGTCTTTGGTTTTGAATCTCCTGAAACATAAAATGTTTTTTCAGATGTTCTAAATTTAATTGATTTTCCCTCAATTAAATCAGCAAAAATAATCGGTTCTGTTCTAGCTTCCTTTGAATTTAAATCTGGTCGATCTGCCTCTTCTAATAATTCAACTTCAAATTGAGAATAGGTAGCATCAAAAATTTGAATTCCTGCATCTTCATTATTTAAATCAATAATATTATATAGCGCTCTTCTTTGAGGACTAAGTTTACTTATAATACCTTTAGGAGTATTTTCATCTTGCATTAAAGTTTTTCGTTCCTCACAAATTGGGCAAGGCTTATTAAAAGTACGTTCTAAACAAACTAGAGTACTATTACTTACTCCAATCCAACCATGCACCCAAACGTCTAAAATATAATCTTCTTCTCCTGGTTCAATACCTTGCGGATGATTCTTTGTTTGAACTATCCATGGAATAATATCAATCAAATAACTTCGATTAGCCTTTGGTTTAAAAAATTTTGGACTTTCAGATGAGGATAAATCTAAAATCCCTCGATTTCCACCACTATTTTTACCTCTTTTTTTGGCATTATCTCTAATCCTGGCTCTTAATGCTTCTTGTCTTTCTTTTCTTGATTTCATTTTTATTGTCATTAATTTCTCCTTTAATATTTTTAATTATTAAAAATTATTTAATTTTATTTTTAATATAACATAAAAAAATATTTTGTCAAGCTTTATTTTTAACTTTTTCATCCTCCCTGTAAAAATTCATATAAAGCCACATGCAAAGCAGCTCTTGGATTAACATAAAAATTGGTATTTAATAAAATTGAATTTAACAAATATGCTCTTGGATTATCTTTATTTAATATTACAGCATCCATATAACCAATAATAGATCGTCTTATAGTTTCTGGATCTAATTCAGCATTTTTTAATAGTTTTAAAGTCACCGTTAATTTATCCCAGGTAATATTTTGATTTAATAACTCTTTACATAAATCAATAATTTGTTTTTCCTCAATTTTAGATCTCATAATAACTTCCAAACGGTCTTTTGGCTCAACATCGATTACTTGATCTAAAATAACTAATGCTTGTCTAGGACACCCATCTGCCATTTCTGCGATCATTCTAATTTCTTTATCATCTAAATCAACACCTTCACCCTCTAAAACTCTTTCTATGAGCTTAATCAAATTTCTAACTGATAAAGCTGTTACAACATATTCACTACAACGATTTCTAACAGTTTTTAAAAGTTTTTGGGGATCAGTAGTACAAAGAATAAAATAAACATGACTTGGAGTATCCTCTAAAGATTTCAATAAAGAATCATTAAATTTTTTACTGGTAGCTTGAATTTCATCAATTATATAAACCTTATTCTCACTCATAAAAGGCTTATATAGCATGTTTTCCTTTAATTTATCAGCAGTTTCAATTCCACGTTCACTACCAGCATCAATCTCGTTAATGTCTTTAGGATCACACTCTAAATATTCTTTAGCTATAATTCTTGCAACCGTAGTTTTTCCTGAACCACTAGGACCTGTTAATAGAAAAGCATGAGGTCTATCTTCCCTATCTAATACTGATCTTAAACTATCTATAGTAGTTTTATTCCCTACAATCTCAGAAAAATCTTTGGGACGATATTGTAGATGTAATGGCATTTGTTTTTCCTCTCTTTCTTTTTTTTAATATCTATCAATCTTGATCTTTAATTGGATTTAGTAGTATCACTTTCTCTTCTTTCTCTATTAGGTGGAAATTCTGGTTTTGGATTATCTTTTATTGAAACGGGTAAATGAGAAGTTACATACCCTTCTTGTTTTTCAATTGTTTCTTTTAAATTAAGATTATCTTCTGCAAATAAACAACCTTCATTATTACATGAAAAATAATGGCTTCTATTTTCTAAACAATCATCACATATATAAATATCATTTATTTGATTTAACATTATCATAATTATATCTTCTCAAAAATTCCTTCTTTTATATTTGCTTTATACCATTTATCTGAGCCAAGAATTGAAATTATAATTGTTCCTTTTTCTTCTTCTTTTAAAATTAATCGATCTTTTAATTTTGTTTCTAATATTAATGGCTCTCTAATCTCATTTATAACTAATATTCCTGTGCTTAAATCTACTTCTGTTTTCATAAATTATCTCCTTTTTTTATTACCATTCATTTTTAATAAATCCTCTCATATGCATAGGAACATCCCATCTTATTTTAGGATGCCCATACCGTTCTTTTATAAGTTTTACTTCTTCAATTAATTGCATATAATTTTCAAAATAAACATCTATATGTTTAAAATATCCTTTACCCAACTTAGAAACAATAAGAATTTGAGATTGTCCTTTAAAATCAACATCAACAATTCCTTTAGATAATGTAGATATTAAATCTTCTAATCTTTTTATTTCTATCTAATAATTGTTTAATTTTTACATCTTTTTCAATAGATAATTCTTAAATTCTATTTTCTATTTCATTAGTAAATAAAATGACAAAAGGACGTTTTAAAATTTTTATAATTTTGTTGATTAATTTCAATTTGATTTCCCTACTCTTTCAATTGATCTTAAAACATTTGTTGCCACATCAATTAATAAAGAATCCACTATATTTCTCCTATAAAGCACATGAGTAAAAATCCAAAAGGGTTTTCCTTTTTTAGTACAATTATAATCATATGGACAAGCTGGCCAATTATTAACTGACCAATTATAATAATTTTTACATAATTTATTAGATTTTTTATCCCAAGAAAAAGATAAATATTCTTTGTCTCCATCCTTTTCTACATTTATTAATTTTAATAGGTACATTTCATGTAAATTAGATCCTACTATTTCATATTCAGCCCCAATATGATCATGTAACATCTTAATTATATCTTTCCATTGATTAATTAATAAATCTACATATTTCTTTTCTTTAGTATTCAATTTTACTTCCTTCTTTTTTTCTTATTACTTCTTTACAAATACACCAATCACAAACATAATCATCTTTAAATATATATCTTCCCATCACCCCCTCTATATTCTTACATTTAGAACATCGTCTATAAGTAACTTGAAATCTTGGGTCATAAACATTATGTTCTGGCTTTATTTCCATTATTCTACAAAAATATTTTTTTACACAACTCCAGAGCTTGTGCTGGTAAAAATCCTTCTTTTATTGCTTCATCATATTTCTTTCGATGTAATTTAACCAATAATTCTATATATTTAAAAATATTAGGCAGATCTTCTTCAAATTTTTCTAAATCTTTCAAAAATTTATTATTTTCAAACATTCTTGGATCTAAATCACTCATATTTCTATTTTTTCCTTATCATACCAATTACCATCTGTTTTTGTAACTTCTGCTGATACAGATAATGGAACAATGATCCAATTCCAATGATTTCTTACATCCTCACACATAACTCTTTTTACTGTTTTCTTAATATGTTCAAATTCATCAGGAACAACATCTACAATAATTGAATCATGAATCTGTCCTATTAAATAACTCTTCCAACTTTCTTTTTTTGCTATTTGATTTAACTGAATAAAAGACCATAATAAACAATGAAAACTAGACCCTTGAATGGGATAACTAAAGACATCATTTTTCTTCATAAGCCCCCCACATCGAAAACTAGTTAATGTTTTTATATTTCCAGTTTTTTGATAATCTGCCCAAATTTTCTTTTTCCAATCACGATAAACAATATATTTTTCATTCCAAAGCATATCCTCTACATTAGCAACATGAGCTTCAAAAGTAGAATAATTTGAAATATGATTGCTTTTTAAATGTTCTTTTAAAGGAATTCCATTTTCTAATTTTAAACTATCAATATCTCTCCATAGATTTTTAGCACACTCAACAAAATAAGATCCATAAAATTCTGCAAATACAAACGAGTTTTTAGCAACAAATCGAATTTCTTTTGTGACTTGATCTTCTTCTAATAAAAATAAATTCATTGCCTCATCTCTATGCATATCAGTAGTTTCATCTTCTAAATATTCAATCAAAACAGGGTCTTTATTGTAACAAGCTGCAATATGAACTTCCAAACCACTATAATCAACCTCTAATAAGAATCTTCCAAGACGAGGGATTATAGAACGTCTACAGATTCTTTGTGCTTCTATGTCCCTTCTAGGTATATTTTGAAAATTCACAGCATTTGATGAGCTTCTAAAGGTACGTGTAGTGTGGAGATTGAAATTAGGTCGCATGATTCCATCTATATTTTCCCTTATAAATCCAGCAAGATAAGTTCCTCTAATTTTGAATAATTTTTTATAATCTAATATTAATCTTGTAAAATCTGTATCTAAACTTGCCAATACTTCTTTATCAGTAGAATCATTTCCTTTCAATGTTTTTTTAGATAAATCATAATCTAATAAATTAATAAATAAATCTTGTAACATTTTGGATGAATTAATATTAAATTTTTTATCTCTGTTTTTATCCCATAATTCTACCTCCTTACTTGCTTCTATTTTTCTAGTTAATCTATCCAATCTTTTTTTAAGATGTTTGTCTTGTTTTATTAAATACTCATCATCAACTCTGATACCAATTGCTTCAGTATCACAAAACTCCAACATACCTTCAAATAATAATTGATATCCTTTATTTAATCTTACTGACATCAATTCTTTTTGTCTTTTATATAATTTCATTGTATATTTAGAATCAATAGCACAATAAAGTAATAAATCTTTAAGAGGAACTTCTTTTAATCTATTAAAATGATTACAATTTTTGCTTTTTGATACAATATATGGTTTTATAAAACTATCATAACCTATTACACCATAGTTTATATAAGTTTGAAATTTTAAACCACATATACCTTCTCGATTATCTAAAACATGAGCAGCCAACATAGTATCCCAATGCCAACCTTGTACTCTGTAACCTAAAATAAATCGGGTCCAACAATCTTCAAATTTTGCATTATGAGCTACTTTATTAATCTCAGGATCAGTTAATATTTTTTTTATTAATTCAAGAAAATTCTCATCTTTAAATATAGGAAAAACAATTGATTGTTCTGTATCATAATCAGCTATACTTATACATAAAATTTCATGTCCATTCGCATGAGGTTTAATTCCAGTAGTCTCATAATCAAAAGCTATCGTAGGTTTTGTCTCTAAAATTTTATTTAAACGGTATTGCAAATCTTCATTAGGCCATTCATAATAACGGCGAGTTCCAACTTCATAATATTCAATTGCAAATGGATGATCCCAATTAATTGCATCTCTTAAATGACTATAAAACAATTTTTCCAAAACTAAATTATCTCTATCACGCAATAAAAAAGAGGGATGATAAGTAGGAAAAATCCAACACTGTAAATCTTGATCAGGAATTTGCTGGCCAACCCATTTACCGATTGAAGTTATTGAAATACGATCTCCAAGAACTGCTTGTACTGCCACTTTTCCCAATAAAATAATCTTTTCAGGTTTTAAAAGCTTAATATTTTCCATCAATCTTGGTCTACATAAAGCAATTTCTCTGGCAGTTGGAGTTCTATTATTTTCAGGACGACAGGCAAGTGCATTATCTTTCCATCCATCTTCATCCAATTCAAATTTAAGCTTTCTCAAATGCATTCTTAACAACTGACCTGCCTCACCAACCAACTGATTATTTTGTAAATCTTCTTGGGCTCCATTAGCTTCGGCCACAAATAATATCTTCTTTTTCCCCTCTCCATTATAATGCATTTTAGGAGATTGACACCCATAAAAAAGACCACACAGATCACAATTATCTTTTTTGGGCTTTTCAACTTTTTTGGGCTTTTGATATATAATCTCTGTCTTAGGCCAAAAAAATGGTAAATTATCTTCTTTCATTTTTTATTTTTTTCTCACTTCCTTTATACTTATTCATCCACATTTTTTTAAATTTTCTTATATAACACCCTTTACAAAGATATATTTCAAATGCTTTTTTAGTGGTTTTATTATATAAAATTTCTTGAGGACTTCCATAAGTATAATTAATTTCAAAATCTTCTAATTCTTTACCACAATCTTTACAAAAATTATTATTCATTCTCCTCATCTTTTTTATCTACTATTGGAGACAAAGCCCAAAAGAATGAAGCTTGTTCAATTATTAATGGAGAATCTTCTTTAAACTTAATTATAATATCTTCTTCATCTTCTTTGATCTGATTTAATAAAGATGTTAGACAATTTCCATTTACTTGAATTTTCATATCAGGAACAATTTTTTCTGGTTTTGTTAATTTTACTGTGAATTGATTATTGTCTAACTCAGAACTTTTTATCATTAAATTATTTCTTCTTGATTCAAAGACTAATATATTGTTCTTAAATAAATTAATGTAGTATAAAATGTTTGTAATATCATCAGGGTATAATTGAACAGAATTTTCATAGCCTTGAGTCATTTTTGTTTTAGTTTCTCCCCCAACAACATTAGTTTTAACAGCACTAGGTTCAATCAAAAGCATTTTAACTCTTCCCTTTGATGGATTATTTATACAAAACCATCTTTTCTCTTTATCAGTAGTATATGTTGGAGTAATATTTTCTTTCACCAATCCATTTATCACCTTATAAAGAATGGTTAAATCTTTTATACCCATACTAAATTCATCGGGATTATCTTTATCTATAATTATATTATTAGATATAAACAATGAATTATTCTCATCTATAGTTTGAATACTGGCAACTCCATTTTGAACATTTAAAACCACTTGTTTAATAATCCCATTTAAATAAGTATTCTTTAATAATTTATGTAATGCTTTTGTATCAAATTTAAACATTTATTCTCCTTCTTTTATTTTTTGATATTTTTTTAACATATTTTTATTATACTCTTGAAGTGCATTATTTGAATTATAAATACTTACAATAACATTTCATAATTATTTCTCCTTATTATTTATAAAGATCTCTACAATAGGAATCTAAACATGTTTTTCCGATATCCCATTGATTTAAAACTGTTACTGACACATTTGAATCGGCCTTTTGATGTCTGGCTCCTAAAATCCCAATTTCCATACAATCGATTTTTTGTTGATCTGTTGTCTGGTTCAATGCCATGGCCATAGAAATATGATTAAATTTTCTCCCCTCCTCAGCCCAATCCCCTTGTTTAATTCTTCGTTTAAATGTATCCTTATGAGAATGGCTGGCAGTAACCATTAAACAATGCCTCTGCTGTGCTATCCCTCTTAAATATTCCCATGTTTCATTAATAGAGTGTCTACCTTGTCCTTCTTTTATTTTTCCGATTGGTCCCATAATATCTGCATAATCTACTATAATAACGTCTGGAATAAAATTATCATAATGCTCCATATTATCTAAATAGTTTATAAGGTCCAAAACATTTATTGACTTTGCAGGAAAACATAATAATTTAAATTTTCCTGATCTAACCAAAAGTTTTAATGCCCTTGATTTTTTTACTGATGTCTGCCAATCCAATTCATCTCTTTCTATATCACATTTCCAGAATGTTTGCTCAAAATCTTTAGGAAATAATTTTCTGCAAGCATCACAGGCAACTGGTTTATATGAATTAACTTTTTTAATATCTATATGCTTACAACTATTATTCTGATTTCTCTTACAATCAAAGACTGGAATTGATATAACCGCTTTCTTTCTTCCTTTTCCTGTTATTGATCTATAAATTCTTGCAATAATTTGAGGTTGTGTCATTTCTAAACTTACAAATAAAACCTTAAATCCTTTATATAAACCTTGTAAACCAATCTCTTGCAACCACCATGTTTTTCCACGTTTAGCAGGGCCAACAACAGCCAAAAAATCCCCACGAGTAAAAGGACCCATAATCTTTCCCAAATCACCTTTTAACTGAAACATTGTGTTCTCTTCTTTACTAAAAGCCTCCTGAATTGCTTTAGTATCAGTTAAAATATCAATTCCTTCCGATTTAGGTCTTGATACTCTTTTAAAATTACTGACCAATGATTCAACTTCTGCAACATTTTCAGACGTACCCAAATAAGCTGTAATATCTGCTGCTAAATTTTCCAACTTTCTTTTTTTTAGATAAACTTCAACCTCATCTAAAATATAATCAACATTAAATGTATCTTCTTGATTGTATTGATCAGATAAATTTTCTAAAAATTTCGAGATTAATTCTGCTTGAGTATCATCTAAAGCATTCTTTCTTATTTGTGACTCAAAAATATCCTTAATTGTGTTGCCAGGAGATTTACTATATTGATGATAATATTCCTGACACCAATCAACTATAATTTTTACATAAGACAACTTCAATAAATCAATAGAAAGTATAGAAAAAGATTCTTTTATAAATTTAGTAGACACAATCATACCTATAGCAATTTTTTTTTCTACATCTGTATTAATTCGCTGTCTTTTCCAATTAATCATATATTTAATTATATTTTTTGTTTCTTAAAAAATATAATTGATTTTCAATTCTATTTATTTTAACCATAATTTGTATTAATTTCCCCCCATTCTTATAAACATGATGTCTGATTAATTGATTTTTTAATTTTACCAATTCATTTAGTAATTCATTTTCTTCTAATAATTGTAAATAAGTCTTTCTCATTTATTTTTTTCAGATAATGCTTTTATTAATGACATTAATTCTCTTCTATTATTATAATTATCTCTCATTGCTACATTAGCTTCCATAGGATTTGTGCCATTTAATACCATTTTAGTAACCAAACTATTTCGATGCATACAACAACCTGTAATAGATCCAAAAAAAACCCTATAATAATAATCATTATCCATTTATTTTTTCCTTATAAAATAAACATTAATATCAAAAATAAAATAATTAATCCAATAATAACTTTCATTCCATCATAGCTAAACTCTTGCATTGCTTTTCCTATATTTCCATGAGGATTTGTATTACCACAACTAGGACATCTTTTTGCATTTCTAGCCACCAAATGACCACAAGTTTTACATTCTTTTAAATTAGCCATTTTTAATTTCCTTAATATTTTAATATGTCATACTCTAACTCAAAAAATTTATCAATCTTTTCTTTCATTTTGATTATCTAAAATTCTTTTAACTTCACTTTCTGATATTCTTCGATGACCCCCCAATGTTCTAATGCACTTTATTTTATCTGCATTACACCAAGCTACTATAGTTACTGGTGTTACTCTCATTAATTTAGCTAACTGATTTGTTGTATAAGACTTTTCTAATTCGTTCATTTTAAATTCCTTTCATTTATTAATATTTATAAAACATTCATCTTTTTCTAATAAAATACTTTTTGCTTCATTCTCCATATCTAAAAATGGAGGCATTGGTGGTAATTGATCTAAACATTCTTGTGTACATATTTGAAAACTATTTGGATCAATTAGAGCATTATTGCTGTCCATATACAAATCATAACAATCTTGAATACAATTCATATATTCAATTAATAATGGGTTTACATTTTGAGTATCTGATACACAAGCTGGATTTTGTGATCTAACAATTAACACACTCAATACTATTAAAATCACTATAAATAATATAAGTACAGTTATCTTTTTCATTTCTTTAATTCTTTCTTTAAAAAGTTAGATAATTTTATCTTTATTTATTAATATTAAATTACCAAATACTTACTAAACAATATAATTTAAAACTTGTTTCATCATAAGGAATATATAATTTAGTATTTTTAATGGCTTTTATTATATTATCCTTTTGTTCTAAATTATATTCCATTACACTTTCCTTTGGACAATTTGGATTAAAATTAAAGCATTTTCTACCTATATAAAAATCTTTTTCTTTTCCTTTCAAAACACAATTAGAAATAACTTGACACATACATAAATTTTCTATGTCATTAGTCTTAATATTGCCACCATTATCTTTTAAATTATCAAAATTTATATCAGTATAACCTGATCTATTTAATATTTGTTCTTGTATAATTTCATGTTCAGCAAAAGTACTTCTTCCACAATTAGGACAAAACTTATATTTTTTCCTATCAATATCACAATCACATAAAAAATATGCTTTTGCTATTTCTCTAAACAAATTTTTATAAGGAACTCTAAATCCTAATATTACTCTTACATTATAATCCATACTTTTATCTCCTTTCTTTTAAATCAATAATTCATATGATATCGACCATCAATATCACTTAAATCATAACCCAATACATCTTGAATATAATCACAAAATTCACCCCAATTTGTAGATTTAACTCCAAGTACACTAGGTTGAATAGGAAAACCATTAGCAAATTTAACATTCCTAAGCCAACTACAATAATTTTGAATAAATTTAGTTGGATCTCCTAAAACCTCTAAATTTGTAAGTTCACCCAAATCATAAGAAAAATGATTACCCCCTACTCTTTCTACATCTAATAATTCAAATGTTAATATAAATTCTACAATAACATCTTGAATAACAAGCTTATCACGATCAGTTAATTTTCTTCTTATTAAATCTTCAAACATTTTTTTATAGATATCTATTTTTTCATGATAATTTTCCTCCAATCTACCCCTAAATCCAAGAGGTCTTTTTTTTAAATTTTTGGATGGATAATTTATAATCTTTCCCACCATCCTTTTTATATATAAAGGAACAGCATTATTTTTCTTCTCTTCTGTATAAAAATAAGATAAAAATAAACTTGTTCGTTTAATCGGATTATAAAACAAAATATCTAATGTAGGAATTCTAGATTTATCTTCTGGCAATTCATCAGCAGAATAGATTTGAGATAACTTTTCTAATCCAAGTTTAATCTTTTTAATCGACCAAGTTTTTGAATAATCCTTTTTGTTTATCTTGTTGAAATACAAAAATTCTTTATCTAATGTATAATATTTACTAAATTCGCCTCTATATAATGAATTAAGAGCCCGAACTACTTTGCTATATATCTCAAAATCTTTATTTGCAACCTTTTTCAATACTCCAGGTAAATTATTCCAATATTTAATCAAATCATCATAAGTATTTGTATCATCAATTCCATACAAAATATTGTGTATTATCAAATATTTCTGATTATTTATTTTATATCGAGGATTAACTTTTAAAACCCTCTTTTCCCCACCCATACAAACAGTCGGCAATATATAATTTTGTCTAATCAATTCATAAATGTCTTTTCTAACTGTACTCTTATCCATATTTAATAAAAGACCCAAATAAGCATTGGTAGCCTCACATGGATTCATAACTTCAATAACAGAAAATATCAACATTTGTCGATATGATAAATTTGGATTTAAAAAAACCTCAGCGGGGATGGTCAAATATTTTAACCATCCCATATCTTTTTCAATTTCAAATTTTTTCAATGGATTTTACCTCATCTGCTATAACATAATCATTAATTTTTTTCTGATCCAAAAAATCAGCAATCATTTTATTAACAACAAAGGTTATAGTTAAACCCCTACTTTTTATTAATTCTCTAAATTGTTCATATAATTTTTCTCTAATTTGTAATGAAGTGGAAACTGGTTGATTATCCTTACTGTCTTCAAAATTACATCCTTCACTAATAAAATCACTAACCATATTTCTTTCCATAAATTCAACCAACATTTTATTAAACACAAAAGTTACAGTTAAACCACGACTTTTTATTTCAGTCTTAAATTTTTCATACAACTTTTCTCTTATCTGAATAGTTGTTGATACTGACTTATCATCATATATAATCAATTTTAAATCACACCTCCTTTCTCGAATAGTCTACTTTTAAAATCGTTAGCTTCTTCATCTGATAAATTTGCTGGATCATTCACCCCAAACAATTCCACAATCTCCACATCAACACCAAAAGAATTTAAAAGCCCTCCCAAATCTTTAGCTTTTTTCATAGCTATTTCTTCTGTATCAAACAATATAAATATTTTTTTATATCTTTCAATTAATAATAAAACTTGCTCTTGTGTATAACCAGTACCAAATGTAGCAATCGTATCATCACCTATTTTCCACACATCTGTTATACCCTCCATAACAATAGCATAATCTTTCGTAGCATTATCCATATTATAAAGAATATTCTTATAATGAATAACCTCATCAAACTCAGAACAAGCTTTATATCTTAACTCTTGTCGTCCTGTTATATCTCTTCCTTGATAACTAACTATTTGACCCTGATAGTTAATGGGGGCTATAATTCTAAATTTGTAATCTCCAATATTATCAACATATTGTAGATTATATTTAGTAATTAACATATCAGGATCAAAATTTCTAGACTTTAAATATTTTTTAGCCTTTACTTCCAATGGTTGAATAAATTCTGGCAACTTGACTTTTTTACTATGAAATTTTACTTTTTTTATTTTTACTTTTTTTCCTGTTTGATATTCATAATAAATTTGACTTGCCGTTTTTAAAGAACAATTTTTAAAAATCCGAATTACATCATAAACAGAATGAGGCCCACACCGCCAACAATTAAATCCTCCATTTTCAATATTAAATCCTAGATGGGTAGATTGATCATCACAAAAAGGACATTGAATATTTGCCCACCCAGGAGAAGTATTGGACCCCTCTTCTGCAATCATAATTTTATTGTCTTTAGCAAATCTTATAAAATCAAACATTTTTTATTTTTTTAGTAACTGATTAACTTTCCTATACAATATTCTTTAAAAAAACATTCTCTTAATTTAAAAATAGGCTCTAAATTACCAATATAAATATCGTGATCATATTTTAACTCTACAATACACTCAACACCATTAAACTGTATATTTTTAATTTTCCAACTTTCTATTAATTTTAAAAAAGAAATATCATATAATTCAATAAACATTTTTACTTTTTTTAATAACTAATTAATCTTTATCTACTATTTTATCCATTACTAAAATAATCAAATAAATTATCAAATTCTTTTTTACTATCTTCATTTGGATTTAATTCTGCTGTAGCTGAAAACATAATTTTTCTTGATTCATAATTGCCCATATTTTGAGTATAAGCAAAAGATACTGTTATTTCCTTAATTCCTATCATTTTATTTTATCCTTTATTTTTAATTCTGTATAAGGCACTAATTTAAAAAAAGCTATTTCTTCTTTTCCTTTAATAAACTCAGGAACTAAATCATATTTTATACCCCCTAAAAATTGTCTTGCCATATACTTTGAAACCTTGATCCCTCCTATAGATGCTCTCATATCTCGACTTCTATAAATAGGAACTAATCCTCTTCTCACAATTCACCCCCCCCCTTTTATTTTATTTTATTTATAATATAACACAATTATTTTAATTGTCAACTAATTTTTTCTCTAATTTTTTTATTAATTCAGTTAGTAAATCAGAATCCTTTGTATACTTCCCATCTATAGCCTGATCTATAACTTTTCTTTTCTCATCAATTAATTCTGCCAAATCTTCTTCTATTGTATTAGCTCCCAACAAAAACCAGGCATTTACAGCTTTCTTTTGGCCTATTCTATGACATCTCCCTATAGGTTGATCTATATCCCCAGGCTTCCAAGGCAACTCAATTATAGCAATATTTGATGCTGCTGTTAATGTTATTGCCTCTCCCCCTGCTTTAATATTGGCTATAAATAATTTGATATTATTATCTGATTGAAATTTATCTATAGCAATCTGTTTCCTTTTTGCATCATCTCTTCCATCTAATTTAACAGCTATATCTTTAAAATTATTCATTAAAGTATCTATGGTCCAATGATGAATTCCAAAAACAACCAATTTTTCTCCACTAATCAAAAAATCATTAATCCATTCAATTACAACCTTCATTTTTAATTTAATTATTTCTTGCTTAATTTGGATAATTTTAGCTTTCTTCTTTTTTATACTAGTAGATAAAATATACTCTTTTAATATTCCTTTGTATTCTTTTTTATCAATATTCTCTAAAAAAACTAGTGTTTTCGTTACTGATGGCAACTCTTTTAGAACATCCTTTTTTAATCTTCTAATCATTATAGAGTTTATTATTAAATCATTTAAAATATCAATATTACTAGCCCCATTAAAATCCCAACCGTATCCATTATGTTTAGGATCGCAAAAACTCATATAATAATTCCAATAGCTAGGCCAAAATTCAGGATTTAGAATATTTAGAAAGGTGAAAAAATCCTTTGGCCTGTTTGTTATCGGTGTTCCAGTCAAACCTATAATATATTTAATGTTTCTAGTTAAATCTACAACTGCTTGAGTCCTTTGAGCTTTATAATTAGATAGATTATGTATTTCATCAATAATACATATCTTACAATTTAATTTTTTTAATTGATTTAATCTTTTTTTAACTATTTTATAATTAACTATATAATAATCAACCTCTTTAATTGGGATCTCTTCATAACCATACAAAATTTCAATTTTATCAGTTATAGTTTTTTCAATCTCTCTCTGCCAATTAATTTTTGCATTACCTCCACAAATAACTAAAACAGGTTTTCTCTCAGGATGTAGTGCTGTCCATGCTAATGACTCAATAGTTTTGCCACAATTATGAACTACAACACCATTAACAATAAAAGAATTATTAGGAGATTTCATTTTAATATCATAAACATCTTCATAACCTACATATTCAATAGATACTATTTTCTCTAGCTTTGGAAGAAAAAATCTACCTATAATATATAATTTATCCCCAACAGATAATTGGCTTAATTCTTTTTCCCCTTTAGACGTTATATATACATGATCGAAAGTAGATTTAATTTCATGTGTTTGAGTTTTTACCAAATAAATTTTTTTTATTCCTTTAAATAAAATGTTTTTAACTTCATTTAATCGAAATTCTTTATTATCCAAACTAATAGATCTAGTATATGTTTTAATGGTTTTATCCCATTTATATTTATCTAAATTATTAAATCGTTTATAAGCATCTCTTAATTTAATTCTAAAACCTTTACCAGCCCTATTAATAATAATTTCCTGATCCCCTGATATACAACCCATTTCATCAGCCACTAAAGCCCTTCCATTCTTATTCTCTACAAATTCAACGGCCTTTGTTTGAAATGGATAAATCTTAATTTTAAATCCTTGAATATTCTCTGATACATTAGCTAAATCAGGAAAAGCTAAATCATAAGCTTCTCTCAAACTATCAGACATTTCAAAACCCCAACATTTCAAAACATTTAAAACTTCTAAATTTACAGGCACAGACCACTGACAATTTAAATACTTTCGTCCAGGCAGAGCTTTAACTTTTTTTAATACTTTTTTAAAATCAGAACCACCAAATTCTAAAATAATTCTAGATTCTTTTCTATTAAAACTGGCTTTTTTCACTTTTTACCCTTCTTTATTAAATTTAACATTAGAATTCAAATTAAAACTTCCTAATTTAGCTTTTAAACAAGTTTTATATTTAGTTTCTATCAAATATTTTCTATTAGTTGAGGGACATATA